ACTTGTGTACCAGAGGAACTAAAAATAGCATCAAGTGTGTCTAAGTCTGAGTTAAGCGATATACCCCAAGTATCCTCGGCTGCACCCGGCTCTGGTTTAGTTAAGTTTAAATTAGTTGTATATGTATCTGCCATTAAGCTGCCTCTTGTTTGTCTAATTCAGTCCAAACTGTAGATGGGTTGGTTTGATCTGTCCAAGTGCTACTTGCGACAATTTGATCTGTCCATGTATCGTCTGGAACAATAATATCTTCCCATTTTAAACCACCGATTGCTACAAAGCCACTTGTTTCACTTATGGTTGATGCACCCTTATAAGTAACTACACCATTAGCATCTACATCAGAGGTTGCTGGTATGGTAGAAACACCAACTGCGGTAATAAAACCTTGCGAGTCAAAGTCTGATACTGCACTTATGGTTGCAGTTGCTCTATCAATTTGTGTGCCTTGAGCAGTAAATCCTGATACTGCTGAGATAGTAGCAGTTGCTACATCAATCTGAGTGCCTATAACTGTAAAACCACTAGATGCACTTATAGTGGCTCTTGCAGTATTTACCTGTGTACCAATAGCTGAAGCGCCTGAAACAGCGCTTATAGTAGATTCAGCTTGAAATGCAAGGTCGTTATACTTTGACCTTGAGTAGTAGCCTTGGTTATAGCCTATGGTGGCCATGATATTAAGCTAAAGTAATGTCTAAATCGCCAGTATTAAACCTAAATACATCACCTGTACTTACAACTTTAGATGTATCTAAGTTAGCGTATGCTAATAGATTACCACCTGATAGCGCGTCAAATATACCAACAGCAACAACTGTTCCATAGTTTGCTGTAGCAGTTGGGTATTCAACAGCCGCAGAGTTGCTTGCGGTAGTTGGGTTAGTTCCTGAAACGGTAAAAGCTGCGGTTTGTCTTGCATAAGCACCACCAGAAACTTCTGTACCACCACCTGTATCTGTAGGTGCTACTGTGTATAAAGCAACATAAAGTGTTGATGGCGCTGTATAAGCAGTTCCACCAAATACATGGTCTAACACTTTATCTTCTAAATAATCGCTAAATCCTGCCATATTATCTCCTAATTATTTTTCCAAACATAAGTATTTTTGCCTGCTTTGCCATAAGTTCTTCGTCTTTGCATTAACGAGCCTTTACCAAATTCAGCCTTTTCTTGTTCTAATCGCATCTCTTCTAAGGCTTTTTCAAATTGCTGTGTAAATAAAGCAACCCTATCATCTTCCATTAGATATATAGATGCGTGTTTTAAAGCACCATATAAGTATGCATCTGGGTATGAGTTCGAAATAAAGTTACTTGTATTCGAATCACTCAAAGCATCAATAGTGCCATAGTATGTTAATTGTAGCGTATAACTTGTATCTGGGGTAGGTGCTAATTCAATAGTATTATCAACCAAAGCGTAATATACAGGTTGATTGCTTACATTATCTACAGACTTTCTATATATATCTAATGACTCTATAGACTGTTGCATTAGCGGTGTGAAATTATTACCATCAAGTTGTACGTTTATGGCTTCTAACCAATCAGTTGGTAATGATAAATATTGGCTATCTGCTGTTGCAGTAGCTCTTTTAATCATATCTTTAACTCTTAATCTTCTATTAAATTCTGCTTCTGTAGCATCAATAAAAAAGTCTAATTGACTTGTTAAGTCTGATCTATTTAAAAAGTTAGCGATATTAGTTTTTAATTCTGCGTATGTCATATTCTACCTTTCCATGTTCGGAAAACTTTGTTATCTGAATGGTTTAACCACTCTCTCCATTTTTTAGTATCTTTAGCCCAACCTTCTCTACAGGCTTTTTGATATACAACCATTGGTACTTCAGCAACGTGCCTGAAGTCTTTGCCTGGTCGCATTTCAGATAGAGCTTTACAATGCTCAATAACAGGTGCTACGTCTTGTGTGGTGTGATAGATAACCTTATCATCCTCAGTAGCAAACTCATGTTTATAACCTTTTTTATAATCTATGATTGTACTTTTAGCCATGAGGTAATTCTACCACAAAAAAAAGGGTTCAGACCAAAGCCTAAACCCTTTAATAGTATTACAACTTATGATGTTGTTAAGTCAGCAACAATACCATGAGCAGCTTCGTTAGATACTTCTAAACCATACTCAGCCACAATCATTTTTGTCTGGGCATCACCTATAGTTGCTATATCAATTGTTTCAAAGTTTCTTAAGTAAGATACTTTTGCAAACTCTGGATCTACTAATAATAGTGATCTTTCTCTTGATCTGTTTGATGGAACGATTTTTAGTTCACCAAAGTCAGATGAGTAGATAGCTACTGAAGCCTCTACTGTGTTTGCATCAACAAATTGTCTAGCTTGTGATCTACCTGTGAAACCAGAAATTTTTTGCTTATTAACTGGGCCAGCGATAGCTAAGTTAGGCTCTGCACCGTTAGCAAACATAAGCTGTAGAACATCTTTTAATAGATCTTCTGTTAAAGCTCTTTGTGTACCGTCAGTTGGAGCTGCACCACTACCAGTTGAAGCACCGCCAGTTCCTCTTGAATCATTAGATGTAATCCATGATTCGAAACCACCAGTTACCCTAGCTGTTGTAGCATTACCAGTTGTTTTAGCACCTTTTTGACATAGAGCTTCTTCCATATCTCTTTTAAGTGCTTTAGCCATAATAGCTAACTGATGAGCCATTTCTGATTTCTTACCTGCTGCATCTGAAGCTTCTTGTGAGCCTGTTACAGTTGCATCTCTGTAAGATATTTGACATACATTACTAGCTCTTGTAGTAGCTGTTGAAGCAGCTCTTGAAAGTTCAAAACCTTCTAGCTGACCAGCACCACTTGGAGTTGGTAATGATTCTGTTTGCCAATCAAAGACAACATTTTTTACGTTTCTTGTTCCAATTGATGACATAAATGGTGTTTGCATTGGAGAGATGTTGTAAATGATATTACTTAAATCTTCTCTGTCAGCAGTAGCAGTATATGTATCAAAAGCATTAGTGACCTTCGCCATAATAATTCTCCTAAATTAATTGTTCAAATACTTTAGCCGCATCTGAGGTTTTCCCAGTTTTAGCCAACCTTTGTTTTGCTCTTCTCACAGGAGTTACTGATTTTTTCTTATTGACTGTTCCAGGTCTTGCAACTCTAGCTGGAGCTTTTTGTGTTGGTTTCTTTTTCACAGTTTCGGCAATCTTGTCGTTTAACCATGCTTTTCGTAAACCAAGTAAAGCTCTGTAGTCATACACAGAATCAACTTCTTGTTGAGTATATTCAAGAGTGTTAATTGCATAATCTCTGATAGCAGCTTTTTCTTTAGCAGCTACCTCTGGATTTTGCCACTCTGGGATTAGTTCAAGAAGTCTTTGCTGTCCAAACTCAACTTGTTGTTGAATTTGTTTTTGCTGTTCCGCAAAAGCCTCTTCTTGAAGTCTTTGCTGTTCAGCTTGTATAGCTTGAGCCTTCTCTTTCTTTTCATCCCAAAGTTGTTTTTCTCTTACATAACCAACAGGATCATCTTCGTATAGTCTGTTCCAATCTGGTTCGTTAGCCAATTCACCCTTTAACTGGGCTTCCATCTTCGGTAACAACTGCGAATAAATCGCATCTCTTTGCGCTAACTCTGCTTGCTGCTGCTCAATAGTTTTTCGCTGTTGAGAGAGTTCTTGAGTTTTACGCGTATAGTCTTGCTGACGAGAATATCCGTTGATAAGTTCCTCTTGCGTGACCTCTATATCTTGACCATCTACTTTTACAGTAAATGTTAAAGGTTGCTCAATTTCCTCTTCAACATTGGTTTGTTCTTCATCGCTTTCTTCTTCGTATTCATCTAATTCAGCAGCAATCTCATCATCTATATCATCTAAGATTTCTTCATCATCTTCAGAATACTCTTCTTCTACTACTTCCTGTTCTTCGACTGTCTCTTCAACCTTATCCTCTTCGGGGGTTAAAAAACTTTCAAACGCGGAAGCAGTCTTATCCATATCCGTTTGTAAAGCAGTCGGTTTTCCGTTATTGCTCATAAAATACTCCTTATGTATTTAAAGGTATATTATACAAATAAAATGAGGTTTTTAACCAATTTTTCTAATTTTATTAATATTAGCTTTAGTTAATTTACCTTTTTCAGCAATAATTCTAAGATGTCTTTCGACTTCTGGTAGGAGCAAGATTGATCTGTGTATATCTTCTCTTGCTTTTACATCATCAATGTTTCTAAGATTTAACCAATGAGTGACGTATTCGTTTTTTAAATTTTCGATAGCTTGTTTAAAAACATCTGAGTCAAGTATCTGTTCAGCTTGTGCAGCTTTTACTGCTTCATCGTGTGTAATTGACATTATCTAAATAAGTTTATTGGTGGTAAATCACCACGTCTGTTAATAGACATAAATCTATCTCTAGGTTGTTCCACTCTATCTGGAACACTTAATAAAGAAGGTGCTTGAGCCAACGGTTGTGGTGTTGTAGTAAGGGGTTGCGTTGGTGTGACCATTGGCTCAATGGGGGGTAACATATTTTGTTGAACAGGTGGTTGTTGGATAGACATAAATCCAGCTCGAGGATCAACCTGTGGTTGCATTTTCATTAAAGGTTGATAGTTAGGTTTTGGTGGCATAAAAGTATTAGTAAATGCCATAGATGGTAAACCGAAGTTACCATAGTTACCTACAAACGATTGGGTTGGAAATGCGCCTTTACTCATATCTGTATTATCTTATCCATTTTTTCGTCTAGTTTATCTAAACGATCTATAACTCTGTCTATAGAAATTGCTAATTCTTCTTTGGTTACAAATCTACTAGCAACTTCTTCTCTAGTTTTATTTACAAGTATATCAATTCTTTTCGTTTCTGTCGCGTTTGCGCGTATACCATATATGATTGGCCCAAAGACCAAAGTGATAATTACATTCCAAAATAGAATCGCGCTTATTTCCATTTAGTAACTCCACACGTGAGGGCGTGGTCTACCTTGTGAATCTTTTGAGATGTCCAAATGTATAAATCTTGCATTACCTTTTTGGTTTATACCAATACCCGTAAATCCGTA